TGGCAAGAGTCCCTCAGTTTGCCCCTACCGGGCTCTCTTGAGGGTGAGTTGCTTCTCGTGGACTCTTCCGGGAAGCCTCGTCCGTTGACGAGGTTCGTTTCCGAGGCCGCCACTCTCCGTCCCCTCCATGGTTTGCTTTATGACCTTTTGTCTAAACAACCATGGCTTCTTAGGGGAGAGATTACGGCTGATAAGCTGCGTAAAGCGGGTTTTAACCGCGCGAGGGATGAACCTCTCACCAGTGGTGACTACAAGTCTGCCACCGACAATCTCCCGATCGAGGTCGCGGAGACAATCCTTGACGTGGCTTGGTCTAATTCCAAGCACGTGCCAGCATCCGTCTTCCGGTATGCGATGGCCGCTCAACGGCCTTCGCTTTCCTATGAAGACGACGAAGGATTGGTCTCCACCTTTGTACCGACTCGTGGCCAGATGATGGGAAGCTACCTTTGCTTCCCACTTCTGTGCCTCCAGAACTACATCGCGTTTCGATACGCTGAGTATGTCTCTGGAGTCGAGGGGACTCCGGTCCTGATCAATGGAGATGATATCCTCTTCCAGTCCGAACTTTCGTTCAGTAAGGCCTGGATGGGGATCGTCGGGGATTTGGGTCTCTAAGTTGAGCCCACGAAAACGTCGGTAAGTACTGAGTACGGGAGTCTGAACTCCACTCTACTCCGTTGGGCCCCTCATGGGCTCGATGTTGTCAAGACGATTCGCATGGGAATGCTAAGAGAAGTCACCCACCCTGCTAATTTGGGGACCAGTGCGATGCAATTCGCACGTGTCGGACCCCGTAATACCTGGCTATTGAACTTCGAGGAGTTCCTAAGCGGGCATGCCAAAACCATCATACGATGGCGCTGTGTTGCTAGTGACATGGGTTTTACGGGACGACTGGCTTTAAGAGCCTGGTCTCGCTTTCGCGGTGGGAGGTTGTTGTGGAGGGATGATGTCCTCCATCAGATGAAGCTCGACAAGCTGCCTGCAGCCCATTGCCCGCATAACATTGTTATGGGTTCTGGGGAGTTTGTCACCGTGCCCGAAGAGTCCGTTTCGAAGGAACTCAAGAGGGACACGTCCATTTGGATGGCGTCGAGGAAGTGGGAGCTCGGGAGGGGGTATTCCGTCCGCAAACAGGGTAAAGTGGTTTCTGAGCGTGCTAACGCTACTCGGATTCCTAACCTGTTGCAGAGCTGGAAGACCTCCGCTCGGGAGATGAAGGAGGCCTCTTCGGAGGTGATGAGGAGGCGTGAATGGTACTGGAGCCACAAGGTAAATGTTCCTGTCGGATTCCCCGCGAGGGGTCTTCTTCCGAGGGATAGACCTAGTGTCAGTATCTGGAGATGGGTGCCTTTGAGGCGAACTTGGTGGCGCGACAGCGTCCGTCGTGAGGGGGTTCGTATCCCCAAGGTTCTTTGGGAGGAGTTACATCCTCCTCTTGATCCTTTTTCATCTCGCGACGACGTTGTGGGCAGCCTAATCAAGGCCAAAGACGGTGGTATTTTTTCTTCAGTCTACCTCGCTCTCAAGCAGACTGGAATTGAATCCATGGTTGGACAATTTTTCGCCCAAGCGGGCTGTGAATGAAGAGGCATTTCGCCTCCCGTGAAAAAGAGAAGATTTTTTTATGGGTTTTAATGAACGGCTGTATTTTGTTGCCGGTTAGTAGAGCGGTGTGTCCCCTAAGGGACCAGTCCGCCGATGGCCTTCGCGGTTGGGAAGGGAGGTCTATGATCCTCCTCGTCTTCGGACCCACGGCAGCAAACAATGCAGTAACAAAAGAAAAAAGTGAACTCCGGTCCCAGGTCAGCTACTTAAATGACCACATGTCCTTCTTGAAAGGGCAACAACGGGGCGCATCGATCACCTACCTTGGTAGGCAGAGATTAAGGAAGTCCTCGTCGGGGGTCCTAGTGGACC